GTAACTTCATAAAAGTATTTGATAAGTTTAATGATCAATTCATTAACTTACCAGCAGCATCATCTACTGCAGGTATCATGGCTGCAACTGATATAAACAGAGCACCATGGTTCTCACCGGCAGGTTCTAGAAGAGGTCAATATTTTGGTATAACATCATTATTGTTCTCACCAACAAAACCACAAAGAGACACTTTGTATAAAGCAGGAGTAAATCCAATTGCTAATATACCAGGTGCAGGTGTTATTTTGTTTGGTGATAAGACAAAGCTTGCAAGACCTTCAGCATTCGATAGAATCAATGTACGAAGATTATTCTTAGTACTTGAAAGAGCTATTGCAAGAGCTGCAGAGCAAGTATTGTTTGAGTTCAATGATGAATTTACAAGAGCAGAATTTGTAAACATCGTCGAACCAGTATTAAGAGAAGTCAAAGGTCGAAGAGGTATTACAGACTTTAGAGTCGTTGCAGATGAAACTAATAATACACCTGCAGTGATTGATAGAAACGAGTTTGTAGCAAGTATCTTTATCAAACCTGCGAGATCAATCAACTTCGTCACACTCAATTTTGTGGCTGTTAGAACTGGCGTAGACTTTGAAGAAGTCGTTGGTACAGTTTAAGGAGGTATAAATGGCAGTATTAGGCGTTGATGATTTTAAATCGAAGCTAAGAGGCGGCGGGGCTCGTCCTAACCTCTTCAAGGCTACAATTAACTTTCCAGGTTATGCTAACGGTGATCCAGAACTGACATCCTTTCTTTGTGAAACGGCTCAGTTACCAGGTTCAACGTTAGGTCAGATTGTTGTACCATTTAGAGGTCGACAATTAAAAATGGCTGGAGACAGAACGTTCGATGTATGGACAGTAACAATAATAAACGATACAGACTTTGCTATCAGAAACTCAATGGAGAGATGGATGAATGGTATGAATGCACACAGTGCAAATACCGGTCTTACGACTCCAGTTGCATATGAAGCAGACCTGTTAGTTGAACAGCTCGATAGATCAGGCGAAACGATCAAGAAGTATACATTCAGAGGATCATATCCTCAAGACATGTCAGCTATTGATTTAAGTTACGCTACTAATGATGAGATCGAAAGATTCACTATTACTTTCGCTTATCAGTACTACGAGACTGACACTACATCTTAACTATAAATATTAGGAGGGCTAAGGTCCTCCTAATAAAAAGGAATTAATATGGCAGAAGGTTTTAAATTATTTGGTTTTGAAATAACTCGTGCTAAAGACAATAAGGCTATCAAGTCTATCGTACCACCACGAGATGATGACGGTGCAGGTTACGTTACAGCAACCTCTGCAGGTTCACACTATGGTCACTATATTAATATGGAAGGTGATGATTCAAAAGACCAAGCACAACTAATACTTAAATATAGAGGTTCAGCTTATCAGCCTGAAGCTGATGCAGCGATTGAAGACATTGTTAATGAAGCAATAACTGCAGCAGAAAATAAACCATCAGTAGCTTTAAATGTTGATAACGTACCTGTAAGTGCGACTGTTAAGAAAACAATGTTTGAAGAGTTTGAAAACATTTTTAACATGTTAAACTTTAAAGAACTAGGGCATGACATATTCAGAAGATGGTACATTGATGGAAGAATATATCATCATTTAATAGTAGATGAAAATAATCCAACAGCTGGTATTCAAGAAATAAGATACATTGATACAGTAAAGATAAGAAAAGTAAAACAAGTTAAAAGGAAAAAAGATCCAATAAGTGGCGCGACTTTAGTAGATAAAGTAAATGAATTTTATATCTATCAAGAAAAGCCAGGGTCACAAGCATCTGGCGTTAAGTTAACTTTAGACTCAGTAAGTTATTGCACGTCAGGTTTACTAGATGAACATAGAAAAAAGATTATATCATATCTTCATAAAGCATTGAAACCAATAACTCAACTTAGAATGATGGAAGATTCTCTTGTTATTTACAGACTAGCAAGAGCACCAGAACGTAGAATGTTTTATATAGACGTTGGTAACTTACCACGTGGTAAAGCCGAACAATATATGAAAGATATTATGGCTAAGTATAGAAACAAGTTAGTTTATGATGCCAAGACTGGTGAGATAAGAGATGATAGAAAACACATGTCTATGTTGGAAGATTTTTGGTTACCACGTAGAGAAGGTGGTAGGGGTACCGAGATTAGTACTTTACCAGGTGGAGAAAACTTAGGACAGATTGAAGACATAATATATTTTCAAAAAAGATTGTATAGATCTTTAAACGTTCCTATGAATCGTTTAGAACAAGAACAACAGTTTTCTTTAGGTAGAGCTACTGAAATAAGCAGAGACGAATTAAAGTTTCAAAAGTTTATTGATAGATTAAGAAATAGGTTTGCAAATTTATTTTATGATATTCTTAAGAAACAGTTAATATTAAAAAATGTCATAACTGATGATGATTGGAACTCATGGAAAAATAAAGTAACAATAGATTTTTTAAGAGACAATCATTTTGCAGAACTTAAAGAAGCAGAACTATTGAGAGAAAGAATTCAATCATTAGATCAAATTACAAATTACGTAGGTGAGTACTTTTCAAAAGAATGGGTACAAAAGAACGTATTGTTGTTTGATGATGAGACTATAGATAATATGAATAAAGAAATTGCTGGTGCACAACAACAACCAGATGATGACCAAGGAGTAGTGTAATGAGTGAAGTACAAGATGTAACTAAAGAAGAAGAGAATCCATTAGCAGATTTAGTTAAGAGTTCTCTTGATAAAGATTACAATAAAGCAAATGAAATATTTAATGACGTCATGACAGTTAAGCTAACTGATGTTTTAGACCAAGCTAAAGTAAAATTAGCAGGTCAAATTTATAATGGCGATCCTGAAGATGAAGAGATAGAGGATGAAATAGATGGAGATGACACAGAATCAGCTGAAGACATTGGAGATGCTGAAGATGAGGCTATCGAAGACGAGACAGAGAATAACGATGCTGACACAGATGAGGAATCCAATGAAGAAGAACTTGATGATGGAGAAGAAGAAATCGTCGATGAGGATGACGGAGACGATGAGATTGAAGGCGCAGCTGTCTAAATCAAAAAAAGTATAAATAAAGGTAATAATGAAAACTTTTTTAGAACTGAGAGAGTTAACTGGTAGACGTCCTGAAGGTAAAATAGTCTTTGATAAAAAGATTAAGGGTGTTAAGGTTATGATACATAAAGAAAGAAACGGGTTTGTTGCTTATATAGATGGCGACAGACTTGATGTGTATAAATCTCAAAGAGAAGCTGAAAAAGCTGCCAGTGAGTTTATGAAACAATACAAAAGGATGAGATAATGGAAATAAGAGCATTAGCAGCCAAAGTTACGGCAAACGGCAGTAGTAATAAAACAACCGTAGGCAAAGCACAAAACGTTTATATTTGTGCAACTGCAGATGATTTAATTACAAACGTAACTACTGGTGGAACATTTCAAATGCATGAAAATCAAGCCATCGTAATTCAAAAAGAAAAAGAAGATGAGATTCATGCAGGTACTACAACCACGCATTTTACAAAAATAGCGTATCCAAGAGGTTAATATGAAGTTAATATCAGAATTTACAGAAAATGATATTGAATTTTTAATTACTGAAGATAAAAAAACTGGCGAAAAAAATTATAAGATTCAAGGAATCTTTGCACAAGCAGAAAAAAAGAATCGAAACGGTCGTATATATCCAATGCCTATCATAGAAAAGGCTGTAAACAAGTATGATACAGAACAAGTACAAAGAGGTAGAGCAGTAGGTGAGTTAAATCACCCTGAAGGACCGACCGTAAATTTAGATAAAGTTTCTCACAAGATCAATAAACTTGAGTTTCAAGGTAATGATGTTGTGGGTGAAGCATCGATACTAAAAACCCCAATGGGCGAAGTCGTAAAAGGCTTACTCGATGGTGGCGTGACGTTCGGTGTATCGACTCGTGGTATGGGAAGTTTGAGCCAACGCAACAACGCAATGGTCGTTAATGACGATTATATTCTTAACGCGGTAGATATCGTGCAAGATCCATCTGCACCTGGAGCATTTGTTAATGGGATAATGGAAGGTGTTGAATGGGTATGGAATAACGGTGTTGTGAAACCTCAGACAATTGAAATAATGGAGACTGAAATTAAAAAAGCTGGAAGAACTGATCTCTATGAGACGCAGGTCCGCGCATTTAAGAATTTCCTCTCAATATTAAAATCAAAATAAGGAGTCTAAAATGACTGAAAAAATAGAAAATCAGGACGTGGAACTCCAAGAGGATGAGGAAATCTCTGAGATGAAACACGACCCTAAGAATGCTGAAGCTCAGTCAGTCGCTTCTGTTGACAAAGCAGCCGATGCTGGTGGTACAGCGCCAAAAAGAAAAATGGCTGGCGGTACTGCTGCAGATAACACTAAGCAAGATCCAATGCCAAAGACTAAAGCAGGAATGATTGCTAAAATGGTTGGTACAATGCAAGGCATGAATAAGCAACAAATTAATGCCATGGCAACCAACATGTATAATAGCACAGATCCTGAGGCTTTTGATGGCGAGCCAATCGCTGAAGATGAAAAAAAGCCAACAGTAAAAGTTGAGGCAGATTTTAAAGACGATCTAAAAGCTTTGGTAAATGAAGAAGCAACACTGTCTGATGAATTCAAGCAGAAAGCAGAAATCATTTTCGAGACTGCAATCAATTCAAAAGTAAATGCTGAGATTGATAGACTCGAAGAGAAGTATAACGAAGAATTAGCCGAGGAGATTGAATCTACAAAGGCTGACCTCGTAGAGAAAGTTGACAGCTACCTAAACTACGTAGTTGAAGGCTGGATGGAAGACAACAAGTTAGCTATCCAAAATGGTTTAAGAACTGAGATTGCAGAAGACTTTATGAACAAGTTAAAAGACTTGTTTACTGAGTCCTACATCGAAGTGCCAGAAGGAAAAACTGACATGGTTGAAGAGCTAGCAGACACCGTTGATGACCTTGAGCAAAAACTCAATAAGGCCACAGACGACGCCATAAGCATGGCTGAGGAGTTAGAAGAATTTAGAAGAGACGCTGTAATAAGAGAAGCTTCTAAAGGATTAGCTGATACTCAAGTCGAAAAGCTTACAAAGTTAGTTGATAATATTGATTACGAAGACCAAGAAACTTTTGCACAAAAAGTAGCGACAGTTAAGGAATCATATTTCAAATCTAATCAAGTAACAGGTACTGATGAAATTGAAGAAGATGATAGTCCATCAATGGAAGTATCAGGTTCAATGGACCAGTATTTAAAAGCAATTAAGAAAACCGCAAAATAGGGGGTACAGATGCAAAATACAGTATCTTACGATAAGTTGGTTGAAAAGTGGGCACCAGTACTAGATGAAGAATCTGCTGGTAAAATCACCGACAGCCACAGAAAAGCTGTAACAGCCGCGATACTCGAGAATCAGGAAGTAGCTTTAAAAGAAGAAGGAATGATTCAAGAATCCGGTCCAGCTAACAACACAACGAGTGTTGCAAATTGGAACCCTGTATTGATTGCGCTCGTAAGACGTGCTATGCCGAACTTAATGGCATATGATGTCTGTGGTGTGCAGCCAATGTCAGGTCCTACAGGATTAATCTTTGCCATGAAGTCAAGATATGGTGGAGGTTCAACATCAAATAGAGAAGCACTTGCTATCAACGAGCCAGAGACAAACTTTTCTGGTGACAGCGCTAGTACTCATGACTCTGATAACGTATCAGGTCTTAACGTTTCTAACTTAGATTCAGACTCAACTGCAGACGATGCAAGATTGACAAATCTAACTGGAAGAGGTATGACTACACGTGAAGGTGAGACACTAGGTTCAACAGGTAATACTGCTTTCAGAGAAATGGGTTTCACTATTGAAAAAGCAACTGTGACTGCAAAGTCAAGAGCGTTAAAAGCTGAATACAGCTTAGAATTAGCTCAAGACCTTAAAGCAATTCACGGTCTTGACGCTGAGACAGAATTGGCAAACATCTTGTCAACAGAGATCTTAGCTGAAATCAATAGAGAAGTAATTAGAACAATCAACGCACAAGCAAAAACTGGTGCACTACAAAAGAACACTGCTGTAAATGGTATCTTTAATGTTCAAACAGATGCAGACGGCAGATGGTCAGTTGAGAAGTTCAAAGGTTTGATTCTTCAAATCGAAAGAGAGTCAAACGTAATTGCTAAAGAAACACGTAGAGGTAAAGGTAACTTTATTATCTGCTCATCAGACGTAGCATCTGCATTAAACGCAGCTGGTATGCTTGACTATACACCTGCATTATCTGCATCACTAACAGTTGATGACACAGGTAATACATTTGCTGGTGTGTTAAACGGCAGAATCAGAGTTTACATTGATCCGTATGCAAATACAGACTACATCAACGTAGGCTATAAGGGAACTAACCCATACGATGCAGGTATCTTCTATTGCCCATACGTACCATTAACAATGGTAAGAGCAGTAGGGGAAGATACTTTCCAACCAAAGATTGGTTTTAAAACCAGATATGGAATGGTATCAAATCCATTTGTCGACACAGGTAATATGTCAGACAGAGACGGATTAGCCGCAGTTAAGACTAACCAGTACTACAGAATATTCAGAGTTGATAATATTCTAGGTGCCTAAATCTTAGCACTTTTTAAAAGAGGAGCGCTCTGCTCCTCTTTTTTTTGATATAAATAACATTATGGCATTAACAACAAACTTCAATTATCTTCAGCCGACAGGCTTTAAACTCGTAATCGATAGAACAAACTATCCTAACTTAGATTATTTTGTTCAAGACTTTACGCATGCAGGTGTTATTATGAACTCTGCAGATTTAGCTTTTCGTAAAGTAGCTGCTGTGCCAATGCCTGGCGACAAGTTAACTTATAATGAGATGTTAGCAAATATAATACTAGATGAAGATATGAAGTCATATACAGAAATGCATGACTGGATGAGAAGAGTATTAGATCAAGACAATGTTAATCCAAGTCAAAGGTTTCAAAATGCAGCGTTACCACCAAGCTCTGCTGATATAACTCTTTCGATACTCAACAGTTCAAATCAACCGATAGTAAGAATCAAATATAGAGACGCAATACCTGTTGCTTTAACTGACATACAGTTTCAAACAACTGGTGGTGGAGATTCATTCCTAACTTTCGGTGCATCATTTAGATTTACATACTTTGACATACTTAAAAAGAACCCTACAACTGGAGCTTTTACTGAATCATTTACTGTTACAGGCAACGTAGTCGGTAATAGATAATATATATTATTGGAGACATTATGATAGACTTGAAACAAGTCCACGAAACGTGGCAGAGAGATTGTGTTATTGAAAGTACTGATTTAGTACACACCTCAAGACAAACACCAATACTACATTCCAAATATTTACAACACTGGTCTACTGCAAAGTTAGAATTAAAACGTGCAGAGATGGAACAAAAAACTTTATTAAAAGATAAATGGCTTTATTATAATGGTAAGATGGATAAAGAAACCATAGAAACAAAAGGTTGGGAACCAGATCCTTTTGATGGATTAAAAATATTAAAAGGTGAAATGGATTACTATTATGACAGTGATCCTGAAATACAAAAGTCAGAAGAAAAAGTACAATATTGGAAAACAGTTTTAGAAACATTATCAGAAATAATAGACAACTTAAAATGGCGACATCAAACAATATCAAACATAATAAAATGGAAACAATTCGAGTCAGGAAATTAAATCACGC